CGTCTGAGGTGTACTCGTGTATGTTTTCCATAAATTTATCGTAGTCAGATCCTATTTCGTAATCGTTTCTAAATAAACAATGATTTTTTATAAATCCTGACATTTGAATAATTCTCGAATGTTTGTTTGTTGTGGCCCGAATAGATAACGGCGTTATTGACGTGTTTAGTTTAGGCGTTAAAAGGCTGTTGTACATTGATCCCCCGAAGTTGGATTCGATACGCACGAATTCGGGGTTGTGTTTATTTAAAATTTGAGCGCTCAGATCAACATTTTCAACCGTCGAAAGTGGTGTAAATAACACATCAATAATATAAATTTTATCGCCCAACAATTCCCCAATTACAACACAATGAAAATCGCTACCAGTATCGGCAACGTCAATAAATGCAAGTTTACCAACTGAAGCCGTAAAATCTACCTGACTAAGCGCAAAAGTTTTAAATTCATTACGTTTAAATAAAGTACCCTCCAGCTCAGAAATCCAACCGCCCAAAACGATATTTTTGTATTCGTTTGGGTTTTCTACTTTCATTCGCTCGTAATCTTTTACGATATTTTTAGGTATGTACTCAGGCTTTACGTCTAAATAGCTTGAATGTATGTAAAGGACGTTATCGACAACGCCACAAAATCCGTCAGGGATATTTTTTTCTTTGAATAGTTTTTTATAGATCCAATGTGTTTTTATCGTTGGATTTAATATCAAAATTGATAAATTACGACGTTCTTTGTGCCGTATCGAATAAAATACTTTTTTAAACGTTTCAAAAGACGGGATTTCCTCCGCCTCATCAACGATAAAACAGTTAAACCCTGAAAGACCTTTCAAGTTAGCAGTTTGCCCCTTAGATCCAGTTTTTATCCCCTTAAACGATATATGCCCGTCGTTATGGTTTGAAATTATTTGATATTTTTGATCCTCGACGTAATTTTCAAAGTTTAAAAGTTCTATTTTGTCGCTTACTTCCGTCTTAATTGAATCCCCGATACTTGTATTCGTGAATCGAGTATAAAGCGATTTCCAGCCGTATTGAACTAAACCAATTAACGACAACAAAGCAACGTTATAAGACTTAGACGACGATCGTCCCCCAGTCAATACAACCGTATCAACTTCAGGGAACGCCGTATCGTCCAATAATTGAAATAATGGTTCGAATTTACTCGAAATTTCAATGTCATTCATCGTTTTTAAACGTTTTAAACACTATCGACGGAGCTTGTTTTATTTCTTTGCCGTCCGTTGTATGGTCGTTATATTGCATCGATAACTTTTTAAGTTCTTCAGGTGTTGCAATCAATTTCATCAACGCCATTTGTAAAGCTGGCGCGTTTGAATTGTACCATTTTGATCGCATCGATACTTTTAATTCCGTTCTATTTTGGTTTAAAAGTTCTTTTAGCTCGTTCATTTCGTTCGTGTCAGGAGGGAAAAATTCGTAAAACGCAGTCTTTCCGCAAGGTAAAAATGCCACAATGTCCTCGACGAAAAAAAGTTTCTTTTTAACGATCATTTCCTTAGCCTGTTCGAATATTTTTTTTCTATCGTATGCCATTATTTAAAATAATTTATTATATTTGTAAAATCAAATGCGATATTAGTGTAATGGTTGCACGCTTGACATTCCAGTTAAGAAGTAAAGTTCGAATCTATTATATCGCTCTGAGTAATAACCTTACGTTCTTGTAAGGTTATTTTTTTGCCCTTATACATTCCTGCACCTTGTTTATCTATTTCGCTAAATGGTAAAATAGGAACTGTTATTTTGCAGGTTTTGTCGATTAAGTAAATATAACGAAGTTGTTTACCATCTATTGGTTTCGCTCCGTTTTTCTTCCAAAACCCTGCACTTTGACCAATTGTTTTATAATTTGAATTATTTAATGTTTTGTCTGCCATTATTTTACCGTTTGGCATTAATAGCATCGTTGTATTTTGTTTTATTCCTGTAAGTTTAAAGCCACTTGCTCTATATATTGTTCCGTCTCCGCATTGACATCCATCTGCATAAGATATTATCCATTTTATATGTGGCGCATTTTTTTTTAATAGTTTTATACTAATTGAAATACATCTACTTTCTGAATACTTTGGTAGATAATTATCAAAAGCCATTCTATTAAGTTCTAACATTTCATTCCATAAACAGGGTTGTACTAATCCTATTATGCTGCTTTTTTGCATACTACAACCATAACTCATTACGCCGTGCAATTTGTCATCTAAAAAACATCCAAAATGTAAAGTTGAGTTTGGAACAACTTTACCTGAATAATGATGCTTTTTTACAAATTCATTAGCAATCTTTGCCGGTATAACTTTTACTAATATTTCCTTTGCTCTGCCCATTGCATTATAATTAAATAAAGTGCGTTACCATTTGAGTTTTCATTACCCATTGTTTCAGCGTATTTGTATTCTTCAGTTTCTTTTATGTCTGCTATTGCGTTTTTTATTTGCTCAGCTTGTTCATCTGCAAGTGTAAAAGTCATTTGTTGAAATGGTGCTTTATCTCCATCTGGCAAACTAAAATTATCGCCTAACTCATCTGCATCAATATCAAAACCTAGCAAATCCAATCCCCATTCTTCTAACTGCTCGTTATCCCATTCATTGGCTAACATTTCAAAATCCCACTCGCCACCCGAAACGTTGTCTTTTATCAAAAATTCACGTTCTTGATCGCTTGTAAGCTCGTTTGCGATTATAACAGGTATTTCCTTTAACCCAGCTTCTTTACACGCTTTAAATCGCATATTTCCGCCTAAAATAATCATATCTTTATTGACTACAATAGGTCGTATTTTTAGCATTTCGGGAAACTCCTTAATAGAATTAACCAATTTTTCGAATTTATCGTCCTTAATTAAACGTGGGTTGTTCGGGTTTAATTTAATTTCAGAAATTTTTAATATTTTAGTTTCCATAATTTTAATATTCTTGATCCTTTAATTTTTCGTTTAACATATAATCTTTATAAACTTCGTAAAATACGAATGCGCAATAAGTTAAAAAGCCGATCCACAATAAATGCCAGCTGAATAAAATCGCACCGTAACCAAATACAGCGATAAAATAGTCGTGCGCTAAAAATGTATGTTTTGAATACGATAAAACAGATCGCCAAAATAACGGCAACTGTAAAAATCGAATCAAAAGATACGTCGGGAAATTTAATAAATGTTTCATTTGAATAAATTTTTAATAAAGTTAGTAATTTTTCGCCAAACGCTTCGTTCAGCTTTTACAGCGTCCCGAATAAATTTCGGAGCTTTGCTAATTGGTAAGCCTGAATCGTTGTGAAGCTGGACGCGTAATAATTTAGCGTAATATTCGTATTGATCAATCGTTAAATTAACAGGAACGAGCTTCGACAAAGATCCTAAATTTTTAACTTTTATTGTTAACCAAATGCCATTTTTTGGTGCAAGCCCTGAGCCTTTCAGTATCTTAGAAACTTTCCACGTAAAATCGGCGTAATTGTGTATGTTAGTCATATTTAAGACATTAAAGGTTTAGCTTGTTCAATTAAATCGTGAAAATTTTCAAGGAATAAATCGCGCGTTTCCTTGTCTTGAAACGATAAAAAAGTACTCGCCTCATAATATATTGGTTCTGTAATTTCATCTTGTACAAACGCAATACAAAATTTTGCCTTATCAATAGTCCAATCAGGTTTCCAGCCATTACGGTAAACCTCACGAAGCTGACTCAATTGCGCAAGCGCTAAACTTGCTTCGGCTTGTTCTTTTGTGGCGAATACCTGTATAGCGTTAGAAATACAGCTTTTATCTCTTGCGTCAGCATTTTGTATTTCAGCACGATTATATCCATTTATCCAAAATCCATTAATAAAGCATAATTCTTCAAACGTTTCAGGCAATTGTTTTTTTACTTTTTTAAATACGATATTTTCAAACGTACTTTTTTCTTTGTCGATTTCGTACCCGTTTGGTACTTCAATTTTAAATGTTTTCATTTTGTTTAGTTTTTTAAGGGTTTACCCTTATTTTGTGTTTAAGTTTTTAAGGGTTTACCCTTATTTTTTTTTCCTCGTTAATAATTTCTTGTAAAGAATCAATTAAATTGTCTTTATGGAATCCAGCTGTTAACATCAATTTAAACATTTCCGCACAAAATTCGTCTGAATCTAAATGATCGTGTTTTGTTTCAAATGAAAACTTAACGCCGTGTTTTTCAATTGTTGCTATCATTGTTTTTTACCATTGATTAACTATTTTCATTGTTCTTGTTGTTTAAATTAAAAATAATGCTATTGAAAATCCAATTGTTATGCCAATGATAATTCCAAGCCATATTCCATAACTTTTTTGTTTAGGCAATAAGATTTTTTTCTCCATTTCTTTGGCTTGTTCAAATGCTTTTCTTATTCTTAAATTGTTGGAAATATCATTGAATTTTAATAAGTATGATTCAATCCATTCTATTGCTGTTTCTTTTTTCATTATTTTTATTGTTATAATTGTTTAATAGTTCTATTAATATTTTACAATGTTTTTCAAGACTTTCACCAAATACATATTTCTCTGTATGTTTTAACATTTGATTTAGCTCCATTTCTTTGGCTTGTTCAATAATATCTCTACGTTTAGCATGATATTCACTTTTGGTAATAAGTTTCATATCATATTCATTGTCTATGTAAAGCATTTTTTCAGCCAACCATTCTACTGCTGTTTGTTTCATTGTTCTTGTTGTTTAAAGGTTAATTCTTCACCAATTAACGCAAAGTACAAATTTTGTAATTGGTGTACATATTTTAATTCAATTACAATATATCCATAATCAAACCAAATAATATCATCTTGTTTGTGAGTTTGAAATCTATCTTTTGTTTGAAAATTATTTGTTATTTAAAAACCAAATTTTAACAACCATTCTTCGGTTAGTGGTATTGGTTTACAAAGTTCAATGTGTAAATTAGCTTCATCATTAAACCATGCATAGGCATCAATTATTCCCCGAACGGTTTCTATTTTTTTACCGTAAACTAAATTACCGATTCTAAATTCTTTTTCTTTCATTGTTCTTGTTGTTTATTTAGTATTTCTATTAATTTGTTAAGACAAGCTATTTCTGCTTTTTCGTATGAATTATTATAAAATCCACTAATAGGATGATTTTTTCCATTTTCTAATATTGTATAATAATACTCATCTTTAAATCCTCTATCTACATGATAATCAATTTTATACTCCTCTCTAAACCATCTAAATGCTTGTGAGAATGTTGATGCTCTATATTCATCAGGAGCAAATCTATCACCCTCAAATCCAAACATAGAATGAGTTATTCCCGCACCCCAATGACCACCAACTGATATTAGTTTCCCGTCTTTCCAAATTCCAAAACAAGGTTCATCAAATCCAAGTTGTTTGAGTTTTACCGCCAACTCAAAGGGTACAAATTCTTTTGTCATTGTTCTTGTTGTTTAAATTGTTCTAAATATTTACCTTCAAAATGAGCAATTTTATCACACGAATATTGACCAATATTTATAACTAAATACCAAGCAAATTTTAGCATTTCTTCTTCATTGTAACCTTGTTGCTTCTCAAACATTTCTTTAGCTATCCCAACTGATTTTAAAGTATCTCCATTTAATTTTAAAAGACCTTTTTCAAATAAATCACCTATTAAAAATTCTATTGCTGTTTCCATTCTTTTAGTTTTTGTTTTGTAAATCTATAAAATCAATAAACTTTTGTAAGGTTGCAATTGTGCAACTTTTTTCGTGCGCTAAAATAGATTTTAAATTTTTTGTATTCGTGTAATTCATTGACTTTGCAACGCTAAAAACAGATAGTTTTTTTTCACGAATAACTTTGTTAACGGTATTAATAACGTCCAGTTCAAAAGCCGTAGCACACGGGAATTTTTTAAATTTTTCCATTTTAAACCGCTTTAATGTCCCAAATTTGGATCGTGTTAAAATAACGCGTTTGTCCTGTTTTATCAACCCACTCGCGCCCTCTTAAATTGTATTTTGCCTCTACTTGTTCGCCTCCGAAAAAATTATTTAAAAGATCCGTTTTGTCGTTGATAAATTCAACTTCAATCGGTTGAGGATAATCGCCAGCCGTTTCGATAACCGCTGTTCTTTTACTGAATTTTTCTGAAATAACTTGTATTTCGTTAATTTTTTTTAGTGTTCCTGTAATTGTTGACATAATTTTAAAATAAATAGTTAATAAAAATGCGCGTTACAGGCGCGCCCCTGTGGTTTGGCAACCTAATCGTTAATAAGTAAATCAAAATAATTATTCATTTCGACACGAGCTAATTTAACAGCCTGTTCGATTAATTTTTCCAAAGCTGGATCGCGTTTTATTGAAGCTGTTTTATATCGTTTTTCAAAAGCTAAATTTTCAACGTTATGTAAATCCTTGTTTTCGTACCCGATCAAATTTTCAGGCGTTGGCATTAAAACGTAGTCCAAATGGAATTCGTCAGCATCAAAAAGATACATATACGCAATTCCTTGCCATTTGTAATCGTGCGATAAAATTTCAGATTTAAAACGAGGCATTGTTTTT